TTTTTTTAACTCCATTCTCTTCAATAATTTCATAAGTCTCACCAGTGGACAATGATCCTTTTTCGTTTAATTTTATCTCATTTAGAATTTTTTCCTTATTTGTATTAAAATTTTTCTGCACATTTTCATAATCTTTTTTAAGATTATCACTTAATTTATTAATTTCGATTACTTCATTATCTAATTTTTCTAATTCATTCTTTTTATCATTGACCTCGTTAAATTGTTTTTCTCTATCCTCTGAATCAAATAGAGCAATAAATCCCCTAGTGCCATTATACACGGATTCTACGATACCTCTAATAAATTTTACACTCTTATCTAATCCAACTTTTAACTTATCTAATCTTTCTTTTAATTCATCAATATTATTAACTGCAACACCTACGAGAAGTAATGAAATTAACTCAACAATACTGGTCATCATATTTTGACCCATTCCACTAGGCAATATCTTTCCAATTCTTTTAGTTGCTTTTTTAAACTCTGATGGTATCTCTATCTTTATTTCTTTCTTCTTTCTTCTTTTTCTTAAAATTGATACTGCTTTAAGTTTTTTTGTTCTTTTTCTCGTATCAGAAATTTTCTTAAGAGATGTTGTTAACATACTATTAAGATTTTCTGCTGTAATTTTTAAATTTTCTGCTGCTTTCATTTAACTATAAACTAAATCAGAAAATCCAAATAACTTGGGTACTTGATCCATATATGGATTTATTGTATTAACTGAAGCAATTGTATTTATCTCAGTCGCTTGTAAATTATTAGTTTTAAATTCCCTTATTTGATTATTGTCCTTTAGATTTATTTTACCACCATCAATAACGTTTACTTTTGGAATTTTTTTCTCCTTTACTAATTTTAGATATTCTTCTTCATTTAGTAATTTTTTATTTAAAAAACCAACTATATCAACAGGCACATCACCTCCCTCAACATATTCTTTAAATTTATTTACATCTTCCTTACCCATATAACCAGGTGTAACAAAACCAGTTACTGAACCTGCACCAAAAGTAGTATACATATTAACTTTTGTTTGTTCACCTGCTTGTTCAAATTTGTTTACCTCTGTTGAGTCATCCCCAATAAGTTTTTTACTCTTTTCTATATTAATTTGCGTAAGTTTATCTATTCCTTTTTCCGCTTCTCTTAAAATAGCAAAAGCACCATAAGCAAAAGCTGCTATAGCTAATGCCTTTAATACTACTGGTGCACTTAGTATACCAAAAGCAAATTTTAGTGCTTTAAACACTCCAAAAAGTTTGAGTCCTAAGTCAAGTCCAACTATTATACCACCAGCTATTGCAATTGCTTTCCAATTTTTTGTTGTCCAATCGTAAATATTTTTTAATTTTTTCCTAAAATCTTCATCCTTTAATGCCTTTATAAGATTTGTGCTCAGTATACCCGTCCCTAAAATCATCGCAAGACGTTTTAATTTATCAAAGATACCTTCAAATGGTTTTATTGCAGCTTTTCCTAATTTAGATACTACCTTAGATTTTTTCTTTGCCTCTAAACCTTCTTCTTTCTGATCTCTTTTATTTGCTAGATTAAGTTTTCTTTGATT